TTTCTGCGGTCACCCTGCGGCTTACCGCAGCGGCGACCACAACCGCTGGCGTGGCAACGGCCACTGCCGGCATCAACATCCAGTCCAGGCTGTCGGCTGACACCACCGCCGAGGCAGTGGGTTCTGTTGCCGCCCGAAGCTGGATCACGCTGTACCCAGCCGCGCAGTTGGCGGAGGCGGTTGGGTCTGTTGCCGCAACCTGCATCCGCTACGTTTCCGCGCCAGGTTCGGCCTACGCTGGCGTCAGCGCTATCGCGGCCACCACCAAGAGCTACCGCACAGCGGTCGTTGCCGCCCAGGCAGCCACGTCGGTCGCCGCGCTGATCAAGTTCAACAGGTCCGCACAGACTGAAGCCAAGGCTGTCATTCTGGCGGCGGCAACCCGCCGCAAACTCCCAAATGCGGCAGCGACCACGGCAGCCGCTGTGCAGAGTGTCACGGCAGCGTTACGCCGCCGCGTCCAGGCATCTGCCGCCCCCGCAGCAAATACGCTTGCCAACGCAATGGTGTATCAGGCTGTGGGAGCCGCAACCCAGGCGTTGGCTGTCGGAAACGTCACGTCCTACGTGCGGCTTAGGGTGAGTCTGTCGCCGGAGACGGCACGTGCCATCGGCGCTGCCACGGCCATCCAGAAAATTCAGCTTGGCGCGGCTTCTTCAGCAGCCGGCAACGGGCAGGCAAAAGCCTCAATGATCTACAACCTTGGCGCATCGCTGGGCGCATCTGTCATCTCGACCGTTGCCGCAGCCGACTATGCCGCCACCATGCCATCGCCTCCTGAGAGGGCCATGACGGTGCCAGTAATCAATCGACTCATGGAGGTGACAGAGTGATCCTCGGAACCTTTGATAAGCAGCCAGCGGACACACTGGACTACGACATCGACTTCACCAACATCCTGGACGGCGGGGACACGATTGCCACGATTGGCGACCCACCGACTCCGGAGCCAAAAGTCGTCACCGTATCGCCCAGCGGGCTAACGCTTGGGCCAACCTTTGTCATCAACAATGGGACGCGGGTTAAGCAGTGGATTTCTGGCGGCGTGAGCCGTATCACCTACAAGGTTTCCATGACCGTCACGACCAGCGCGGGACGAGTCAAGCAAGTGGAATTTGTGGTTCGAGTGAAGGACGAGTGACATGGGAACGCTTCAGTTTAAGAACAACGCCTCGACCACGCTGAGCGGGTCGATCAACAACACTCAGACCACGTTCACCGTCGTCAGCGGTAGCGGCTTCCCGGCTTTGACGGGCAGCGACTACTTCTACGCCACGATGTACGAGCTGTCTGGCTCGACCGAAATCAACATCGAGATCGTCAAGGTCACCGGGCTGGTTGGGAACAACTGGACTGTCGTTCGCGCCCAGGACGGCACCACGGGTCGCTCCCGCGATGGCATCACTCCCTGCTACGTTGAGCTGCGGATGACGGCGGCTGGAGCGCAACAGATGCTCCAGAAGGACCTGAACCTGTCCGATCTGTCGGATGCGGCAGTTGCCCGGACCAGCCTCGGCCTGGGCTCTCTGGCAACTCAGAGCGCCAGCAGCGTCAACATCACTGGCGGTACGATCTCCGGCGTGACGTTCGACTCGCTGGACTCGCAGACCACGATTAAGGACAACGCCGACCCGACCAAGCTCTTCACGTTTGAAGTCTCCGGCATCTCCACGGGGACACTGCGCACCCTGACCGTGCCCAACGCCAACGGCACCATTGCGCTGGTCTCGGACCTGACCGCTGGCTACCAGCCATTGGACTCTGACCTGACCGCCATTGCTGGTCTGGCAGCCAACGGCCTCATCGCCCGCACCGCCAATGGCTCTGCCTCGGTGCGGTCGATCACAGCGCCCGTTGCAGGCATTACGGTCTCCAACGGAGACGGCGTCTCCGGTAACCCGACGCTGACCCTGGCAAACGACCTCGCTGCGGTCGAGGCCCTGTCCACCACCGGCTTTGTCCGTCGCACCGGCTCTGAGACTTGGTCGGCCTCTACTCTGGTGGACTCGGACCTTCCCAGCGCTCTCACCGGGAAGAGCTACAACGGCGTCACGCCCACGGCCCTGACGACCGGCTTTTCGCTGGCCGGCGGCACCACCAGCAAGACGCTGACGGTCCTCAACAGCATCACTCTGGCCGGCACGGACGGCACCACGATCACGCTGCCCAACGTCAGCGGCACGGTGCCCCTGAACAACCAGACGTTGACCGGCGTCAGCATCGACGGCTCCGCAGGCTCGGCCACTAGCGCCACCAGCGCCACGACCTCGACCAATCTGGCCTCTGGCGTCCTCGGGTCTGTTCCCTACCAGTCCGCTGCCAGCACCACGGCGCTGCTGAGCCCGAACACCACGACCACCAAGCAGTTCCTGTCGCAGACTGGCACGGGTACGGCTGGCGCAGCTCCGGCCTGGAGCGCGGTGTCCAAGTCCGACGTTGGCCTGGGCAACGTGGAGAACACGGCGCTGTCCACCTGGGTAGGCTCGACAAGCCTCACCACGCTGGGCACGATTGCCACGGGCACTTGGCAGGGCACTGCGGTGGGCATTGCCTACGGCGGCACCGGAGCCGCAACAGCCACGGCAGCCTTCAACGCGCTGTCGCCCTCGACCACTCTCGGCGATCTGATCTATCACGACGGCACCAACGATGTCCGTCTGGCCGGTAACACCACCACCAACCGCCGCTTCCTGCGCCAGACCGGCAACGGCAGCGCCTCGGCTGCCCCGGCCTGGGATGGGCTGGTGGATGGCGACATCCCCTCGGCGCTGACTGGGAAGACCTACAACAGCCTGTCGCTCACCGCACAGTCTGTTGGCTTCACGGTGGCCGGCGGCACGACCTCAAAGACGCTGACGGTCTCGAACACCCTGACCCTGGCCGGTACGGACTCCTCGACGCTGAACATCGGCGCGGGCGGTACGCTGGGCTCGGCAGCCTTCACGGCATTGACCGCCTACGCCCCGGCAGCCGGCTCGTCCAGCATCGTCACTGTCGGCACCATCACCTCGGGCACCTGGACCGGCAGCGCCATCGGCATCTCCTACGGCGGCACGGGCCAGACCAGCAGCAGCGCGGGCTTCAACGCCTTGTCTCCGGTGACGACCCTGGGTGACCTGATCTACGGCAACGGCGCCAACAGCAACACCCGTCTGGCTGGCAACACCAGCACGACCAAGCAGTTCCTGATGCAAACCGGTACAGGGACCGTATCCGCAGCGCCTGTGTGGGGTGGCATTGCCGACGGCGACATCCCGACGGCACTCTCCGGCAAGACCTACAACGGTCTGTCCCTGACGGCCAACGCCACCGGCTTCTCGGTCGCGGGCGGCACGACAAGCAAGACCCTCACGGTCAACAACAACCTGACGCTCTCGGGCACAGACGGGTCGTCCCTGGACATTGGAGCCGGAGGTACGCTGGGGAGCGCAGCCTACACCGCCTCCACGGCCTATGAGCCTGCAATCACCACCCTGGCCGCAACTAAGGGCGGCACCGGCTCAAGCAGCTATGCGGTTGGCGACATCCTGTACGCCAACAGCACGACTACCCTGGCACGCCTTTCTGGCAACGGACAGACATCCAAACTGTTCCTGACTCAAACTGGAACTGGAGCGTCGTCTGCGGCACCTGTGTGGGCTGGTGTTGTCAACGCCGATATTCCGACCGCGCTTACCGGCAAGACCTACAACGGTCTCACGCTGACCGCCAACACGACAGGTTTCCAGGTCGCAGGCGGCACCACGAGCAAGACCCTGGTCGTCAGCAACAACCTGACCTTCTCGGGCACCGACGGATCGACGCTCAACATCGGTGGCGGCGGCACGCTTGGCACGGGCGCCTACGCGACGATTGCCAACTACGCCCCGCTGGCCAGCCCGACCTTCACCGGCACCCCGGCAGCGCCAACGGCAGCGGTAGACACCAACACGACCCAGTTGGCCACGACTGCATACGTGATTGGACAGGGCTACCTGAAGTCCGCCACTGCGTCGAGCACGTACCAGACCCAGGCCGGTATGTCGTCTTACCTGACGACCTCCAGCGCGTCATCGACGTACCAGACCCAATCGGGCATGTCGAGCTACGCCGCCTTGGCCGGGATCAACACGTTTGCGCCAGCGGCAAGAACAGGATTCACGACGGCAGCGTACTTCACGCTCACAACTCCGGCAGACACCGCCTTGACTATGGGCGCAGAGGCCATCGGATCCCGGTTTACTGCCGCGACAAGGACATGGGGCGGCGTAGGAGATGTCAGCATCCAGCGAGAGCGCCTGTTCGATGCTCCGACATACGCTTTTGCTTCTGGCACAAACACAATCTCAACGGCAATCAACGTAGACATTGCCACTCCGATTGCAGGAACCAACGCGACCATAGCTGCCGCCTACGCATTGCGGGCAGGGGCGTCACTGTTCACGTCTAACGTCACCATTCAGGGCAACGTCGGCCTTGGCACGAGCATTCTGACGGGCTCTGCTGGCCACGCATTCATGCCGGCCTCTGGCGTGCTGACCAGTGTCGGCACATCGGCCAACTTCGGCAACAACGTCCGCTACACCACCGGATGGATTGCCAACAGCACGGCAGCAAGCGGCCTGTACTCGATTACCGGCGGTCAGCACGACTGGTATACGGCTGCATCGGTGACGGCTGGGTCCGCCGTCACGCTGGTCAAGACCCTGACGCTCGACACGTCTGGCAACTTGACCGCGACCGCCAACGTCACGGCCTACTCGGACGAGCGCCTGAAGAAGGACTGGGAAGAACTGCCGAGCGACTTCATCGAGCGGCTGGCCCAGGTCAAGCACGGCACCTACACCCGCACCGACACGGGTGCTCGGCAGATCGGTGTCGGGGCGCAGAGCCTGCAACCCGTCGCACCGGAAGGCGTGCTGGACGGCGAGCACCTGTCGGTGGCCTACGGCAACGTGGCCCTGGCCGCTGCGGTGGAACTGGCCAAGCGCGTTGTCCGCCTGGAGGCGGCTCTGCGCCAACTGATCGGAGACTGAAATGGCGCTTCCGGCATCCGGCGCAATTAGCCTGAGCGCGGTCAACACCGAGCTTGGGCTGTCTGCGACCGCCACGATCAGCCTGAACGACTCTGGCGTCAGAACCCTGTTCGGGGTAGCCAGCGGCAGCATCAACATGGCGAACGGGTACGGAAAGAGCAATGCCCCTCCCGGAAGTCCCGTATGGGCAACACAAACTGCCATCACAACAGCCGCACCCAACTCCGGCGGGGCAGGGACAAGGAACGCCGCATTGGTGTTTGGCGGAGGAAGCACCGCTTCTCCGCTGCTTGCCACGCAGTCGTTTAACGGATCATCCTGGTCCACTGGCGGCAACCTGCCTGCTGCGAGTTGTAACAACCAAGGGATTGGCACACAGACGGATGCCTTGAGTATTGGCGGGTACAACGGCGGGTATCAGACAAGTTGCTATGCGTACAACGGCACTGCGTGGTCAACGCCGAGCAGCACAGCAACGCCCGCATCCAATCGAGGCGTGGCAGGAACCACATCTGCAACCCTGACTTGGGGTGGGGCAATAATTAGCTCGCCTTACGCCACTTACGCCGCCGAGAAACGGACAGGCACCACTTGGTCGGGTACAGGTGGACTTCTTGCTGTGCGAGCAATTTGTGCTGGCGCAGGAACACAAACGGCAGCATTGGCGGCAGGCGGGCAGGCGCCTTTGGTTGGGCACCTCACAAGCTGCGAGACATTCAATGGAACAAGCTGGGCCTCCGGGACTGCCCTGCCTGTCATTCGGTCCGCGCACACAGCATTTGGCACTCAAAGCAACCTGATAATTGCAGGCGGAAATAACAACTCAGTGGCAGCAAGTGCTGGGGTGAACTCATGGAATGGAACGGCTTGGAGCACACTTTCCAACAGCAATTACACATCGCTGACCGCAGCCTACTGCGGAGGCACGACAGCCGGGTTTATTGTGTCAGGCTCCAACCACGAATCATTCACTCGCTAACATGAAAGAACTTGATGTCATCCAGCAAGCGGCCATATTGAGTGAGGCCGACTTTGCGTTCTTGGAGCAAACGGCAGCGGAGCTTCGCAATACCGCAATGAAGCGGCAGATTTTCCGCACTGAAACGGAGATGCGCGTTGCCGTTCTTGATGACATCCACTACCCCACCAAGGCGTCGAAATATTGGCAGGCGGTGCGAGAGCAATCGGTGATGCTTGAGGCCCTGGTGACGGCAGGGTTCGATTACCGGCGAAACGAGGTCAAGATCAAGCGACTCACCGCCCGGCTCGGAACTGCAACCGACGAGTTCGAGAAAGAGGAAATTCAGATTGACCTCGATGAGGCGCAGTTTGCAAAGATCAACCTGGAGCTTGTGGCACGGGACCGGATTCGTGAACTCCGGCTGTGGTCAACCATAAAGGCCGAGCTTGATGACGGTTCATTTGACACTGAGAACGTGAACACCCACCAGTTGGTCAGCTACGCCCAGCGGTTCATCTTGCAAGCCTCCAACGCCCCGCGTGACATGCCGGTGGCCGAGGCCAACAACCTCAAGGGCCAACTGCTCACCTCCCTGCGCGAGGCAGAGTCCAAGGGGCTGCTGAATGAGGTCTTGGCCCCACTGCCGCAGCCCGTGGTCAACAAGGTTCTGATTGAAACCGGGGTGTTGCGCATCGAGAATCAAGGAGCCTGACCATGAACTACATCCAAATCGAAACCGGGCGATACCCGCTGACGTTGCAGCACCTCAAGGACGAGAATCCGAACACCTCGTTCCCGCCGGAGTTCACCGAGGCTGCTGGATACGCCCGCGTTCAGCCCGTCGCCAAACCAGCCTACGACCCAATCAAGCAAAAGTGCCGAGAGGGCGCCCCGGTCATGGCCGTGGATGGGGTGTGGCAACAGACTTGGGTGGTGGTCAATCTGTCGCAGGAAGCAGCCAACGCCAATCAGCAAGCCGCAGACAGCAGGGCGGCGTCGTCGGTCAGGGCCGAGCGCGACAGGCGACTGGCCCAGTGCGACTGGACTCAGGTTGCCGATGCCCAGGTCAACAAGCAAACGTGGGCCGCATACCGCCAATCCCTGCGCGACATCACCAAGCAGCCCGGGTTTCCTCACAACGTCGCTTGGCCAACCCAGCCGTCGCAGTAAGGGAGCGTCATGGCAGCAGAGCAGAAGGCAGCCGAGGTCAGGCTGACAGACGAAACCATCGAGTACCTGGAGACCAAAATGGCCGAAGCCGTCAGGCAGGGCATGAGGGATGTCCTGACAGACAAGGAAACTGTTGGGGCCTTTTTCTCTGCCGCCGTAGACGCCTTCCAGACCAGGGCAAGCGAGAAGACAGGGGAGTTTGTCCTTGGCGGGCTGAAGGTCGCCCTGCACCGCGCAGCGTGGTTCTTTGGCCTCGGCCTGATCGTGTACTCGGTTGGCGGCTGGACGGCGGTGGCTAAGGTTTGGGCTGCCGTCTGGGGTAGCCACGGGTGATGTGGATCATCTGGCCTCTGCTTTGGTGGCGGCTATTTTTTTGACTGGACCAACATGGCGACTAGAGACGTAAACAAGCTGCTTGGAGTTCTGTTCCTGAGCAGGGACCTTGCCCACAAGGCCCACTTCAAGACCCGAGGCATTGGCAGTGACGCGGCTCACCGCGCACTGGGCGACTTCTACGACGCGGTCCTGGACAAAGCCGACGCCTTTGCCGAGGCATGGATGGGCTGCTACGACGAAACCGTCAGCGTCGAAATGCAGAAGGAAGACTCGGACGACATCATCGAGACCCTTCGCTCCCACGTTGCCTACATCAAGGCCAACCGCGCCAAGGTTTGCGGGGAGAACGAGACCGCGCTGCTTAACATGCTGGATGACGTGATCGCCACCTACTACAAGGCGCTCTACCGCCTCACCACACTGAAGTAAAGGTGCCCGCATGGACCAGGAACAGAAGCCCCAGATCGACGAACAGATCAAGCTGATCGAGGCTCAGGCCCCCGCCAAGGAGATCGCCTCCAAGTTCATCGGCAAATGGGGAATCCTGCTCATCGTGTTCCTGGTCTGCGTCGGCGTCTTCGCGGCCACCATCCTGCCGGCGGAGGCCCTGACCCCCGTGGTCGGTCTGGTCTCCACGGCGGCCATGGCCCTGATCGGCATCCTCACCGGGATCACCGGCACGGCCAACAAGGAAGAGAAGCCTGAGTACAAGGTGATCCAGAACCTCATCGAGCGCCTGGATCAGAAAGAGCCACCGATGAAGGTGGATGTGGTGGAAGGTCGAGTGACGGTCTCCAAAGGCCATGACACGGTAACCATGCAGGGGAAGCAAGATGCTTGAACTACTCAGCGGCGGCGTTTTTGGTTCGCTCCTTGGCGGTCTGTTCCGTCTGGCCCCGGAAGTCCTGAAGTGGCTGGACAAGAAGAACGAGCGGCACCATGAGTTGCAGATGTTCGACCGCCAGTGCCAGCTTGAAGCTCAGCGTGGCGCCCAGAAGCTCCAGGAGATCGGAGCCCAGCGCGAGGCAGCGGTCGATGTCGGCGCCATGGACGCCTTCAAGGCCATCATCGAGCAGCAGACCTCGATGGTAAAAGCTGCCGGCGGCTGGGTCGCCAGTCTGTCCGCATCTGTCCGCCCGGTGGTGACCTACTGGATTCTGCTGCTCTGGTCCTTCATCCACGTCTGGTTCGCCTACAACGCATGGCAAGCCGGCACCCCGGCAAACGACGTGTTCAAGATGATGATGAGCGCCGACTTCGCCGCCCTGGTCAGCGGGACACTGAACTACTGGTTCCTCGACCGCACCCTCTCCAAGCGCGGGCTATGAACCTGGAGCCCGTCATCGCCCTGTGCAAGAGGTTCGAAGGCTTCTCCGCAAAGCCTTACCTCTGTCCCGCCGGCATCTGGACCATCGGGTACGGATCGACCTACTACGCCAGCGGTCGCAAGGTGATGCAGAACGACCAGCACATCACCAAGGAGCAGGCCGAGGAGCTGCTGCTGCGCGAGCTGCACCACACCTACCTTCCTGGCGTCTTGCGTCTGTGCCCGGGTCTGGCCGCCGACGAGCGGAAGCTGAATGCCATCGTGGACTTCGTCTACAACTTAGGCGTGGGGCGGCTCCAAACCTCTACACTCCGAAGGAAGATCAATGCGCAAGACTGGGCCGGCGCCCAAGAGCAACTGATGCTCTGGACCCGAGGCGGCGGAAGGGTTCTCCCGGGTCTTGTGTCACGCAGGAAAGCGGAGTGCGCTCTGCTGCAATAGGGGTAGTAGATGCCATCAATCGTAGTCAAGGCGTTCAACGGGATCAAACCCATCGTCAGTGAGTTGCTTCTGCAACCCGGCGAGGCGGTGGTCGCCGAGAACACCCGTCTGGTCAGCGGCGCCATGGTTCCGCTGAAGAAGACATCGGCAGTCCGGGCCAACAGGATTTCGAACCCGCAGACCATCTATCGCTTTGGCAAGTCCAGCTCCGAGCAGGAGTATTGGCTTGAGTTTGCCAGTGACACGGATGTGATCAACTCGCCGATCCCAGACGACGCCTGGGACCGCGTGTATTGGGCCGATGGCGGCACTCCGAAGTACGCTCCATCCACCCTTGCCATCTCGGGCTCTGGCGCCCTTCCTGGCGCCTATCTCGCACTGGGGGTGCCTGCGCCTACGCTGGCGCCGGAAGCCACTCAAAGCGCCTACGCCTCCGCGTCATCCAGCATCACGGGGACACAGATCAGCCTGCTGTTCGTTGGCGATCTGTTGTCTGTCGAGGTCGATGAGCTGCCCACCGTGGAGATCACGCTGACCGGCTCCGGCGGGACGGTCACCGCTTCCACTCTGGCCGCGCAGCTCAACGGCATTGCCGGCATCAACGCCACCGTCTCCGGCACTGATGTGGAGGTGGAGACCGAGTCGGCCACGGCCACGTCAAACTTCAAGATCAGCAAGAAGACCAGCGAGACCAAGGACTACTCCGCCGGCAAGGCGCAGTACGAGGGGCTGATTGGCCCGATCTACGGCGCCAACGCAGACGGCGAGGCGCCGGCCACTCCGGCCAGCTACACCGCAGACGCCGCCTTGATTGCATCCATCGCCCCGGATACCCGGTTGGCGGTCACGATCAACACCAACCCGGACGTACTGGTCACGGTCACTGCCGGGGCAAACACCTACCCGTCAGCAGTCACGGCCACATCGTTCCGCTCTGCGCTGAGCGTGAGCGGCCTGAACGTCAGCATCGTCGATGGCGTCAACCAGACGGTAAAGATCGAGACAGTACAGACCGGGAGCGCGGCCACCTTCGTCATCCGCAAGGTGCTGCCGGCAATCAAGCCGGTGTTCACCGAGCTGGTGTCGGCATCGAACACCTCCTCCGCCAGCGACAACGAAACTAGGTCCTACGTCTACACCTACGTCACGGCTTACGGTGAGGAGGGGCCGCCCTCCGATCCATCCTCACTGGTCACGGTCAACCCGAACGCAGCCGTGAACATTGGCAGCCTGGGCCTCGCGCCCTCCGGCCAATACAACATCACCGCCAAGCGCATCTACCGCACCTCGACGGTTGGGGCGCAGGCTCAATTCCAGTTCGTGGACGAGGTGCCGGTTGCCACCACCACGTACACAGATTCCAAGACCCAAGCTGAGTTGGGCGAGGTGCTGCTGACGCAAGACTGGGTGCCTCCACCGACCGGGCTCAAGGGCCTGAAGATGATGGCGAATGGTGCAGCGGTCGGTTTTGTCGAGAACACGTTGTACCTGAGTGAGCCCAACTTGCCTCATGCATGGCCGCACAAGTACCCCATCGACTACCAGATCGTTGGCGTGGCCCCATTCCGGCAGTCTGTTGCGATCCTGACCAACGGCCACCCGTTCCTGGCATCAGGCGCCGACCCGGCTGCCATGACATTGGAGCGCCTGGAGTTCCCTCATGCTTGCCTGTCGAAGGCGTCCATCGTGGATACCGGCGACGGCTGCCTGTACGCGGGCGCAGACGGCGTGGTCACCATCGGCGCCGCCGGCATGAAGGTGATCACCGAGAATCTGTTCAGCCGCGAGCAGTGGCAGGCACTGAACCCGACCACGATGCGGGCGTACTTCCACGACAGTCGCTACCACGTCCTGTACCAGGACAAGAACAACGTCCGTGGGATGCTGATCTTCGACTTCTCCGGTCAGGGCGCAGTGCTGACGACCAGCAACATTAATCAGGCAGCGCCGATCACTGCCGGGTACTCCGACGCCCGCACGGACACCCTGTACCTTGCGCAGAGCGGCAGCATCATGCGCTTCAACAGCAACGCTGAGTCGCTGATTGGGCGCTGGATGTCGGGCCTGTATCGCCTGATCAAGCCGGTGAACTTCTCGTTCGGAATGGTGCGGGCGCAGAGCTACCCAGTCACCTTCCGACTGAGCCGCGACAACAGCCCCATCGTCTTCCAGAAGACGGTGACCAGCTCCGCTGCCTTCCGCCTGCCTGCCGGCTACACCGCGCAACAGTGGCGCCTGGAGGTGGAGTCGCAGCATGAGGTCAACATGATCGCGGTGGCTACCTCGGCCAACGAGCTTCAGGCAATCACATGAGCGAGCGCACCACCAAAGTCCCAGCCATCTCGATCCCAACGGACGCGAACCTTCGCGACGTTGCGCGACAGATCAAGGGCCTCCTCGATGTCCGCGAAGGATTGGCGGGCGACCCCCTGGACCGCGTGGTCACGGTCCGCGATCTGGTTAACGCCGGCATCGTCACGGACAGCGGGAACAGTCTGTCCTCTGCGGTCTCAGGCACCAGCTCCGGCACCAGCTCCGGCACCAGCGGCGCGGGGTTGATCCCCACGGGCACCGGCTTCGACTTCTACGACGGCACCAAAGACTCCACCATCCCTCCCGCGCCGGAGGGGTTTGTGGTCACTGGGTTGTTTGCTTCGGTCATGCTGGAGTGGTCGCTGCCGCTCATCCGCAACTACGCCTACGCCGAGGTCTGGCGCTCGACGGAAGACGTGATCGGCAACGCGGTGCTGATCGGCTCAAGCCGTGGCATGTCCTTCGTAGACTACCTGGGCGACAGCACGACCCGGTACTACTGGATTCGCTTCGTCACTCAGGCCAACGTCACCGGCCCGTTCAACTCAACCAGCGGCACCCCAGGCTCGACTACCACCAACCCAGCCCTGGTCCTGGCGTCCCTGACGCAACAGATCACGGAAGACCAGCTCTACCAGTCCCTGGCCGACCGCATCAGCCTCGTTGACGGGGAAGCTGCGCTGCCCGGGTCTGTG